GTCATGCCTTTGACAAGGCCAGGCAAGTTAGGATAAACCACTTTTTCCATGGATTTGATAATTCGTGCATAGTAAGAATTGAGATCACGTCTTGTAGAGTCGGAGCTGATGCCTTGAATAAGTCTGTTGGCCTTAAACGAGGTATACCCCTCCTCCTTGGTGAAAGATTTCAGCTTCCTTGCCCCGGGGTAATCATGGTTTCTCAAACGGTTGCGATGGGCTTGCCTGAGTTCCTCCTTGAAGGCCTCAGGTTTGTCCAGTTCTACAACATACTCCTCGAAAGGTATGATGTCACTATCACACATAACTGGGAGGTAGATACCACATATTTTCCGTGTCATTTCCGCCAACTCTTCCATGCGCTCTAACGGTGGTGTGGTTGGTGACACCCTCTTGACGAGAGACATCACCAACCCGATACGATCATTTGGGTCAGCACGTGGCAGGCTCACGCCTACCACATGTTCCGGGCCTTTGCAGGAAACTACAGCTCTCTCATGCTCCAAAAATTTGGTCTCAGGTAGGAGTGTCCATTCCCCCCCCGAGTTATTTGAAAGCACGTCATCGAATTTCCGGTCCTTATACTCCTTATCCCAATCGGAGACAAGAGGATCGGTAAGCCTGTAGCCCCGTGCAAAGACCCGACTCAGTTTAAATGAACTCCTTTGTGTTGACTGACGCTACTATCACGCAAGTGAAAGTTATAAGCGCTGATCAGTCGCGCAGAGGAGTGAAAAACTGAGTGACGAGCCGCAAATGCCCTGTCCACATTGGTTTAGCCGCAGCTCGCTGCATATCACGCTGAACGCGTAATAAGCTGGCCTTCTCATCGCTGAAAAGGTCAACTGTGGCAGATAGCTGTGCCACAAGCTCAGAAGAGACAACCAGTGGCGTAACGCGCGCCTTCTCCCAGTACTTAGGTAAGATCCCCCTCAAAGACTCGAGGACATTGGGCCTAAAATACTTGTCGGAGATACGGTAGGTGGCGTACTTCGGGTTCTCGTATCGTATGTTTGAGTGCATAAATTTCTCAAGCCTGTCATCACTGTCCGACACGGCGTCATGTGTGTTGACCAACTCATACACGACGCTATGCGGCTCGCTGTAGAAGAACTTAGTCAACCAGCGGGCAAACAACAGACTGAAGAAATAAAGCACGCTTGTCACGAGGATGCGTTTGACGGCTTTATCACCCATAAGGGTTTGAAGCACTCTCATCCGCGATCCTCCAGCAGCGTAGATCAAGCACGCACTTACACTCGCACCGAAGAGATCGACACTATGCCTGGCAACTCCCAACGTTATCAAGAAGTTCAACAACCATTTGAAGAACTTGGGTCCTATTAAACGTTTCTGGATGGGGGCACAGGTGTACACAGTGTCTAGGTCACGAGGCAGGTGGGTAAATCTGACAGGGAACCCCGCATGGAGTTCCCCTACAGGCCGACCCTTGGGGGGTTTCGGGGCAGGTGGTTCCTCGGCGGGAGGA